CGCCGTCGCGGCATTGTAGCGCGCGTCGGTTTCGGCATTGGTCAGCCGCACGCGAGCGTCGCGCTGGTCGTTCAGCGCAGCGGTGGCGCGCTTGACGGCTTCTTCCATCTCGGCCTGTCGACCGACCTCGCCCGCCTTGCTCGCGGCGTCCGCGCGTTCTTGCGCGGCCTGCACGGCGTCGAGCAGCGCGAGGTCGGCGATATGGTTCTTGACGAGGTCAGCTGCCTGCTCGGCGGGCACGAGCCCTGCCTTCACCATGGCGTTGACGCGCTCCTGAGCGCCGGCCTGTTCGTTCATGGCGGCGGTCGCCTTCGACCCGTCGGACACGCGCTGCGCGATGGCGAGGCGGATCTCGCGGTCGACCGCGGCCTCGATGTCGGCGCGTTGCTTGATCGCCTTGCTCTCGGCCTTCACGCGCGCCTCGGCGATCAGCGCCGCAGCGCCCGAGATGCCGTAGGCATCCGCCAGCGCGTAGAGGTTACGGATCTGCGCCTCGATCGCCTCGGCCTCACGCGCGAGGGCCTCGGCGTGCTTGTCGGTCTTCGCCGCCTCGGGATCGAGATAGCCCTTCTCGGTCGCCTGATCCTTGATCCGCTTCATGGCGTTCTTCCGCGCCTGGGCGGTGATCGCGTCGCCGATCTGCCCGACATAGTCGACCTTCGTCGCCTTGGTCATCTCGTCGGTCATCGTCTTGCCGAACTTGGCGCCAGCGCCCGCGAATTGGTTGTCGACCTTGGCGATCTGCCCCGCCTCGATCGAGGGAAGGTGCAGCCCGGCCTTGTCGAGCACCGTGTTCGCGCCAGCGATAAGGGTGTTGATGCCGTCGACCGCCTTGCGCACCATGGCGTTAATCGCTTCGATGCTGACATTGACCGTGCTGTAGAAGGCGTCGCCCATCACTGCGGGCAGCTGCCCCCAGGTCTTGCTGATGCCGTTATAGCCGCCGACGAAGGCGCCGATCATGAAGTTAACCGCCGTCTTCGCGCCCGATGCGATCCAGTCGAGCCATTCCTTCATCTCGGACTTTACGCCCTTCACGGCCGGGCCGATCTTCTCCCAGATCGCGGCGCCCGCGACCTGAAACACCGCCTTGGCGGTGTCGCCGTAGGTCACGGTCACGTTGTCGAGGTTGCGGATCTCTTTCGCCGACAGCCCGAGCGAGGCTGCATAGGCTTTCATGCTGCCGTCTTCGTTCGCCGACTTCTGAAGCATCTTCACCGCGACCGCTGCTGCGGTGGCGGCTGCGGCAAAGGCGAGCAGGTACGGGTTCGAGACGGTCGCGAGCAGGATAGACTTGCTCATCTGCCCGAACGCGGCGCCGACGCCACGGATGCCGATGCCGGCTTGGCTCATGATGCCCTGGATCTGGGTGCCCTGTTGAAACAGCGCCATCATCGCCATCTTGAATGGCGCGGAGCTGCCCGCCGCCGCCGCCATCTGGATACCGAGATCCTGAAACTGGAACGCGAGGTTCTGCATATGGTGACCGGCGAGCTTGCCCGTTTCGCCTGCCTGCCCGATCCCCCGGCCAACCGTGCCGGTCTGCTGCCCGACATCGCGCAGCCGGCCGGTGAGAACCTCTTGCTGGCGAGCATATTCGGCCGGCGCGGTGGCGCCCGAATGATAGAGCCGGGTGCTTTCCTCGATCTCGGCGTTCAGCCGCTTGGTCGCGACGTAGAGCGGATCGGTCGCGGCGCGCATGCGCTCGGCCGCAGCGGCGTCCGCCTCCATCGCCGCCTGCGATCCACGCACCTTATCGACGAGCTGCGCGTGTTCACGCGCGAGCTGGGCAGCGCTGGCGGCAGCCATCGAGGTCGCGCGCGCTTCCTCTTCGGCCGCGCGAGCCGCCAGCGCGCTGAAGGTGGCGCCGTTGTCTTTCGCAGGACCGCGGCTGGTGCCCATGGTGCGATCGAGCGCCATCTCTAGGCGCGCGCGCTCCATCAGCTTCGCATTGACCGCGGCCTCGGCGACGACGCGCTCCTGGGCGGCGCGGGTCAGCTCGTCGGCGACCGCCTTGTCACGGGCCTGCGCCGCCGCCTCTGCGGCTTGATCGCGCTTGCGCGACGACGACAGCAGGCGGTCGGCGAGGTCGGTGTTGCCCGCCTGCGCTGCCGCCAGTGCCGCCGCCTCGACCTTCGCCGCGCGCATCTCTTCTTTCGTGCGGCCGATCGCCGCGGCTTCCTTGTCGAGCTGGCGGACAAGCGCCTCGCCCGATCGCTCGATCAGGTTACGGTCGCGCGCCATCGAGATCGCCGAGCGCGCGCTTTCGTCCGCCAGCTTCACCAGCTGCGCGGTCGGAGCGTCGAGCCCGCCGACGTTCTTCATGGCGGCGTCGATCTGATCGAGATCGCGGATCGCCTGGGCGGATACCTTGTCGACGACTCCGCCGAAACGGTTCACGTCGGCGACGGCGCCGCCGGTAGCCATGGCCAGCTCGATTTCGAGGCTGGCGACGCGTTGTCCTGGCATAGCCGTCCCCCTCTATTGTCCGGTCAGGACTGCGCGCAGCTGGGCATCAGCATCCACGCGACCGGCTTGCGACAGCGCGTCGGACCATGGCGGCGGACGCATTGGGTCCTCGGCGGCATGCAGCTCGGCGAGATATTCGGCCGACAGCCGGCGGAGAGTGCGACACTCCCAAGCCGACGGCCGGACGAAGGCTCGAGCCGCCCAGGCGTCGAGGGTGCGCCAGCTGATCGGGATCTGCCCCATGCCGGTGTTCTCGACCGGCCCCACGTCCATCAGCATGTCGATGACGTGAGGCGCGGTCAGATCCGGGAGGGGCGCGTCCTGCTCAGCGGCCACGAACGACGCCATCCGGGTTTCGAGCTTGACCTCTTTGCCCGCGTGATCCGTCGTTTTCGGGACGGCGAGCAGGTACGCGAGCTGTTTGGCGTATAGGCTCAGCTCGTCGCGGAGCCCTTCGTAAAACTCGACCAGTCAGCCAAGAAGGCGTTGGCCTGCTCGACGACCCAGCCGAACTTGCGGTCGGCGTAGAGCGCCTTGAACAGATCGTCGCCGGTGGCTTCGCCGGCCGGCGGATATGCGAGCCCGTCGAACGACACGGTAACATCAGTGAGGAAGTCGACGTTGTCGGCGCGCAGGAGATCGGCGTTCAGGTCGATCTTGCGCTTGTTGCGGCTAAGCGAGCGATTGGTGCGGCGCGCATTGGCCTTCTCGAAGGCGGCGCTGCCGGGCGAGTGGAAGGTGATGCCGACAGGCGTCTTCGCCTCGCCCTTGCCCTTCATGATCGGCTCTTCGTCGACCGGGCTCTTGAGGTGCATGAACGAGGTTTCGGCGCTCTCGAATACGGTGATGTCGAAGTCTTCGGTGTTGCTCATGTTCTGTCCTTCGCGGGAGGATGGTGCGCCGACCCGCCCGGAGCCCGCGACAAGCGGGACGGGCCGACGCATAGAGTTGCCGGCGTCGCGGGCGCCGATCAGGAGGGCCGATTAGGGCTGGATGTCCTCGACAACGGTCGTGGTGATCTCGACCGTCGCGGTCGCCATCAGCACGTTGGTCGCGCTGCCGACCGTCACCGGGGCACCGAACACGCGACCGCCGAAGTAGAACTTGTCGCCGTTCGGGAAGGTCACGATGAACGCATAAAGCGCGTTGTTCGTCGGCGCCGCGGCGGTCTTGAGCAGCGTCTGCCCGGCGTCCGCCTTGTCGATCGAATAGGGCAGCGCCAGCGAGCCATAATTGACCGGCCCCTTGTGCTTGTCCTGGACGCCGTTGAGCGGCTGGAACGTGTTGACGCCCACCTGGGCGCCGAACGCGGGGATGCTCTCGATGCCACCGATGGTGGTGTAGCTCAGCGCGGCATAGCCGGCCTTGTCGCGGGTTGCGGGAACGCCGGCAGAAATGCCGATCGTGGTGCCCGCCGAAGTCGAGGAAACCATGCTCTTTCTCCTGGGTGTTGACCCGCATCAGCGGGGGTTTTCTGCCCGGCGGGCGGAAGCTGTTATTCGGTGACAGGCGGCTCGGAAGCGGCGGCGGGCACGACCGGCTTGCTGCCGGTCTGCTCGGCCGGCGCGGCGCCCTTGCGCTTGCGCGGCGCGTTCTTCCGCTTGGTCGGGACCGGCTTCTCGCCCTTTGCCTTGGCGATCTCGGCGTCGGTCGCGGCGCGAACCATGTCGGCGCCTTCCCAATCGTCGAACTGGCCAGAGGCCATGCCGAGGATCACGTCGCCCTTGGCGAAGCTGTCGTCTGCATGCGTGATAGCGCGGAGCGCCGTAGCGTCACGTTTCATGGGTCAATCTCCGTCGGGTGGTAGGTCAGGCGGGCTCGTTGAAGCTGACGAGGAAGTCATGGCTGCCCATGAAGATCGACGCCGCGTCATCGTTGAAGTCGGGACCGCCGCCGCCCGACAGCACGGCGACATTGGCGAAGCCGGCGATCGTGCCGATCTTGTCGGACCCGGCGCGCTCGATCAGGCCGAGCAGCAGCTCGCGCTGCTCGCCGTCGCGCGCGCGCACCGTCGCCTGAACGCGCTCGGTGACCAGCCACACGGCCTGCGCGGCGAGGAACTGCTTCTTCGCGCGGCTGATGCGGGTCAGCAGGATCGAGGGCACCGTCGCGGCGCTTGGTAGCTTCCACGCCTTAATGAGCGCGAGGGGCACGATCTCGACGATCGGCGTCGATGCCCGGACAAGCTCGCCCATGATCCGCACGCCGCTCATTCGGTGTCACCTTCAGGCTCTGGCGTCTGGATGCCCGTCGCGGTGGTCTTCTTCGCGATATGCGCGCCGATCGCGCCGATCGCTGCGTCGGTGCGGGTGTCCACAGAGGGGCGCATGAACGGATAGGGCTTGGCGCCGGGGTGGAACACGGTGCCACCGACGAACTTGCCGTTGATCTTCAGCGACGGGCCGGGGCCATCCCGCCCCTCTTTCCGCGCCTTGCGGTCGAGGTCGTTGATCCGGGTGACCGTTCGCCCCTCGCTTTGGCTGTCGTCGACCGTGATGAAGTGGGCGTCGGTGCCGTTTTCGAGCCATGGCGCCTTATGGGCGCCCGGCCCTTTGGTCTGCACCTTGGCGGTGACGATCCCAGGCGCGGAGCGGCTGGTCGTTCCGATCGTGGCCACCACCTCGGGATCGCGGCAAAGCTCGCGCGCGCCCTCGGCATATACCTCGGCGCCCGCTTTCAGCGCGGGGCGCAGGACGTTGCGCTCTAGGTTTTCCGGCAGGCTGGCGAAGAACGCGGCCAACGCGTCCGCGCCTTTCATCGTCGCACTCACGCCGCACCGCCGCGGGACGAATAATCCTCGACCATGAACTCTATCGCCTCGCGGAAGCCCAGCTCGGCGGGAACGGTGGTGATCTGCATCACGCGGTCGCCCATGACGAGCCGCATGGCGCTGGTGATGTCGGTGCGGAAACGCATGCGGACGCGCGCGGGGCGCGTTGCCATGTTCAGGCCGTCCGCCAGTCGCTCGCCGCGGCTGGGGAGCATGTCCTGCACGTTCGCCCATGCCTCGGCGACGGGCGCCCAGCTGTCAGCCTCCGATCCGGTCAGCGACTCGTCGGCGATCGGACGCTCGATCACGACGCGGCGGTTCAGCTTGCTCGCGAGGCCTTGCGTCGGCTTCACAAGCCGCCCCGCTTGGCAAAACGGCATAGCTTCCTAGCCGCAGCCTCCGCCGCCTGGAACAGGGCGCCGCCTTCGCGGTCTTCGTCATAGGCGGTGATCAGGATCAGCATGGCGCGGCGGAAGTTGCGCGGCACCTGATCGAGGTTCTGATAGCCGGCGCGCACGGTGACGGTGAACTGGCGTCCGACCGCCCAATATGGCCAGCCCGGCGCGCTCGGCAGCAGCTCCGCCGGGCGGCGGAAGTAGCTTAGACGGGCAGGGATCGGGATCTCGACGCCATCCGTGCCGGTCATCGTGACCGTCAGCGTGCTGTCATCGAAGATCGGCCATGCGAGAAGCCGCACCGGCCCGCGGCCGGTATGCTGCTCGACGATCTCGCCGTCGGAAAGAATATGCCCCGTGTAGCTCTGCACCCAGGCGGCAGCGTCCGCGATGAAGTCGCGAAGGTCTTCGTCGCGGCTGGTGTCGCTCGCTTCAAGGCGGAGCTGACGACGTGCTGCCTCGATGGTGACGATGTCGACCATGCTTCACCTCGCGGCAGGGGGTAACGGGGCCGGTAAGGGGGCAACCGGCCCCGACCGAGGCTCAGTCTTCCGACTGCGCCGCGAGCTGCTGTTCGACCACGTCCGAACCCTTGGCGTAGGGGTCGTTCATGTCGATGCGGTTCATGTTGACGGTGGTGCCGGCGCGCGGATCGTTATCGATCGCCGGATGGCTGGGGTCGACATCGGGAACAACCTGCACGGGCGCACCGCTGGTGCTGAACGCGGTTGCGGGCTCGATGCCGGCCGGGCCGGACGTGTCGAGCGCCGCCGCGATAGCGATGGTGCCGATCGAGGCGGTGTCCTGCACCCGTCCGCCGGTGCGCTTCTCGTCCGCTGCGGTCAGCGCGGTATCGAGCGCCGACAGCACGCTCTTGCGAGCCTGTCCGGCCTGCTCCGCGGTCTTCAGCTTCTGCAGATCATCGTGGCTCTTGCCGGCGATGCCGGCCTTCACGTCATCGGTGCTGCCTTCGAGCAGCTTATTCAGGTCGTCCATTGTGCTTCTCCTTGGCTCATCGAAACGCCGACGACGTGCCGGCGCTTGGAAGAGCCGGGCCGGCGTGAGCCGGCCCAGCAGGTGGGGGAGGATTAGACGGCTGCGGCGACCTTGATCACCTTCAGGGCGTCGGGGTTCTTGATCCCGCCGCCGACACGCTTCGTGCAGTAGAAGCTGATGTACGGCTTGTTGGTGTAGGGATCGCGCAGGATGCGGAAGCCGATCCGATCGATGATCAGATAAGCCTCGCGCATGTCGCCGAACGCCATCGCGAAGGCGTTCGCGGCAACGGTCGGCATGTCGGGCATGTCGACGACCGGGTAGCCGGCGAGCGTCGAGGGCTGCCCCGCGACGAAAGTCGGCTGCCAGATGTAATTGCCCTGGCCGTCCTTCAGCTTGCGCACCGAGCCGAGCGAGGTGCGGTTCGTGTAGAACTTGGCGTTGGGCGTGTAGACCGCCGGCAGCTTGTAGACCGAGTCGATCACCCCATCGGTGGTGAACTTGTCGGCTGCGCCGCTGTTCACGACCTCGATTGCGCCCCAAGGGTGACGCGTCGCGGCTGCACCGCCGGTGGCATAGCCGAGGAAGCCGAACGGCTTGTTCACGCCGTCACCCGCAACGAAGGCGATGCCCTCCTGGCGGCTGAACTCGGTCTCGATCTCGCCGGTCAGCCAGTTTTCGAGGTCGATCTCGGCGTCGTCGAGCACGTCTTGCGACGCCGCAGCGTTGGCGTAGATCTGCCCCAGGCCGAACGGCAGCGCCTGGAATTGCGGGGTCGCAGTCGCAGGGCGCGAGGCCGTCTCGCCGACCCAGCCGCTACCGACAGCGCGATCGGTGAACAGCTTGGTAAAGCCCGCCTTGCTGATCGAGATCACCGTCGCCTCCTGGCGCATCGGCGTGATCAGCTTCAGGCGACCCGAGATCGTGCGATCCCACTCGGTCGGGGTCAGCAGGCCACCGTCGGCGGGCACGCCCTCCGACATCGCGGCGCGCGGGCCGACCTTCTGCGCGGCGAGCAGCTTGCGCTGATCGTCTGCGCTCTCGGTGCGCATGAACGACGCAAAGGCGTTCGTGTATTCCGGGTCCGCCGGGGCGGGCTTGTTGCCGTTCATGGCTGCGCCGGCAGCCTTCAGAGCCGCGTCGTTCAGCGCCAGCTCAAGCGTGTTCATCGTGGCGTTGATGGCTTCGAGCTTGCTGTTCACCTCGGCGCTGTCGGCCTTGGCGCCGACATTGGCCTCGACGGTGGCCTTGAACTCGTTGTGCGCGTTCTGAAGCGCAGCGATCATCGCCTTCGGATCGCCCGTCACGTCGGCGCGAATGAGCCCGCCCGCAATCGCACGCGGCATGGCCGGCACGACGGGAGGCTTGAAGGTCAGCGACGGGGCGGGAGGAGCGAGCAGCGCTCGGAACGGGTGCGCGAGCACGGTCGCCATGCTCGCAAGCATGGCGCGGTTCATCATCTTCATTGTGGTGCCTTTCTACTTGCGGAAGTCGTCGAGCAGCGCCTGCATGGCGCTCATCAGCTCGGGGTCGTTGCCACCAGCGTCCGGCTTGGAGGCGTCATCTTGGGCAGCGTCCGGCTTGCCCTTGATCTTGGAAATATGTTCGCGCGCCTGGGCGCGGGTGTCGCCACCGGCGAGCAGCTTCAGCTCAAGCGCCGTCACTGCACCGCGTTCGCGATCGGAGGCCTTAGTGCTGCTGTCGCGGGTGGTCTGATCAGCGGGCAGCAGAGCGTCGGCGAAGCCGCGCTCAATCGCGTCCGCGCCGGACATGTACGTCTCAGCCTTCATCCAGGCGAGGCACTCGGCCGCGGTCTTGCCGCTGCGCTGGGCGTAGACCTCTGACATGGCGCGATCGAACGGCGCGAGGAAGTCGGCGACCTCCCGCATGTCATCCTCGTTGCCCTGGGCGGTGACCCAGCACTTGTGGATCATGAGAAACGAAGCGGCGCCAATTTCGAGCGTGTCGCCGGCCATGGCGATGATCGAGGCGGCGGAGGCTGCCATGCCCATCACCTTCACGGTGACCGGCTGGGGATGCTCGCGCAGCACGTTATAGATCGCGAGCCCCTCGAACATGTCGCCGCCGGGGCTGTTGATCTGGACTTCGACGGGACGCGAGCCGATCGCGCGCAGCTGCGCGGCGACCTTCTTCGCGGTGACGCCGCCGCCGGTCCACCAGTCCTCGCCGATCACGTCGAACATGGTCACGACATTGTCGCCGGGTTCGAGCGCGCGGATGCCTGCTGCATCGTCCGACCACTTGTCGAGCACGGACGGCTTCACCAGCGCCGAGACGGAGCGATCGGCCGGCACGGGCAGCGCGGCCGGGCGCTCGCGCGACTGCACCTTCCCGACGACGCCCTTGGGCGCGGCGGGCGAGGTACGGGGCGGCGTAGCGCCGGGGGCGGGACGCCCACCGATCGACTGCACGGCAGCGGGCTTTCCGCCAGAGGGCTGATCACTCATCGACAGGTTCCTTGGCTGGTGGTGCCGGCTTCGTGGCGGCGGGCTTGGGGAGCACCTCCCCATCCGGGTCGGGGTTCAGCTCGAAGTTTGCGCGGACCTCGTTCGGCCGCATCCAGGCGCCATTGTTGCCGAGCGCCTTCGAGAAGAAGTCGGCTTGATCCTTCAGCGAGCCGCGCAGCAGCGCGCCCTCGTTGAACTTGACGTAAAGCTCGTCGGCGTCGTTCTCCGCCTCGGTAAGGCAGGACCGCTCGACGGCCTGTTCCCAGGCGACGAACCAGCCGAGCAGGCAGTAGGTGACGAAGAAGATCCCGAGCGTCTCGATGCCCGTGCCCCAGGCCGTCTCGTCCATCATCAGCAGCGGGCGAGGTACGTCGGTGAAGCGGGCAGTCTCTTCGATCTGGCGCTTGCGCGTCTCGTCGGTCTGACTGTCCTTCGCACTCGCGAACGGGTTGGCCGTCGCGCCATCTTCGAGCAGGAACCAGTCGCCCGCGTTCTCGGCGCCGGAATAATCCTCGTTCATGCTTGCCTTGAGGCGATCGTAAGCCTCGGGGCTCAGCTCGGTGCCGGCCGGCAGCTGGATGGCGCCGCCGGCCATGATGCCCTTGGCGAGCATCTTGCCGAGCGCCCGTTCGGCGGCGGATGCCAGCCCGAGGGTTTCGACTGCGACATCGAGCAGCGAGACGCCCTTGAGCCCGTCGACACTGACCGGGTGGCGGAAGTGGAACACGTCCTTCGCGCGAAGCCACTGGTGATCACCGGACGGCGGCTGATATTTGAACGTGAGGTCGCCGGCCTCGGTGATCTCCGGCGTGATGGTGCGGCGCTTGAACGGCAGCAGGGCAAGCACGGCCGGCTTGCCCTTCTTCACGCCCCAAACGACGCGCGCATAGGCGTTGCCGTCGAGCAGCGCGCAGAGCTGCATATGCGCCTTGAACTCAAGCGCGGTCTGATAGCCGTTCGGACGCTTATGAAGGACCCGGTAGAGCGGGTGATCCTTCGCTTTCTCCGTCGTGCCGTCCGACTTGCGCCGATGCAGGTGCATTGGCAGCATACCGACCGAAGTCGAGATCAGCTTCACGGCACGGAAGAAGCCGCTGTTGCGCAGCGCCAGCTTCTCGGTGACGGTGACGCCGGCCGCGGACGTGCGACCCGCGCCCAGAAACTCGCGCAGCACGGGGCTGTCGATGTCCATCGCGGTGAAGGCCTGAAGCGGCGCGGACGAACCGAGCCGTTGAGCCCCTGCTGCTGACGAGCGCCGGTATCCGGCAGCGCGCCGATAATCGTCGGGCGAGAGTGCCATTCGCCCTCCTGTCAAAGCCTGCGGACGCCGCGAGCGGCATAGATCGACTGTTTCTTCGGCTTATCGTTCGCCGTGGCGGCGCCGATCGCCATGGTGACCGTCACCATCCCGTCGATCCGGCCGCGCGAGCGCTTCTTGTCGAAGGCGCGGTTGCCTTGGCCGTCGAAGTCGAGCGCCGCATTTGCGGCGCAGCTGTACGTCACCGGCGAAGCGTCGATAACGACGCGGCCTTCGAGGATACGGTCCTCGGTGCGCGTGATTGAGTGCGGCATGCAGAGCTGGCGGTCCTCGAAGACGATCCGCTTGCCCTGCGCGTGAGAGATGATCTTGAGCCCGCGGCCTTCCGGCTTGCCCGGCCCCTCGTACTGCCACACCGCCAGCCCGATCTGTTCGCAGGCCGCGATGAAGTCGGCGATGAACGCCGGATCGACGACCAGCTCTTGCACGTCCTGCTCGGCCGACAGCTCGGCGACGCGCTGGGCGACGAAGGTTAGGTCGATCGTCGCGCCCGGCGTGGCGACGAGATACTTGTCCTCGACCCATTCGACATAGGGCGCGTGATCGGCCTCGGCGCGATCCTTCAGCCCGTCCTGCGTCGTCCAGTACCAGGTCTTAACCGCTAGTGGTTCCTCGCCCAGCTCTTCCCAAGCGGCGGACAGGGCGGTCAGATCGTTCTTCCGGCTAAGATCGAGGCTCAGCCAACACCGGCGAACCCGCATCCGCTTCTCGTCAACGGCGCCCTGCACCGCCGCCCACTTGTCCTCGGGCAGCCAGAAGTCCGCCGCCGCGGTGTCGACGCCGAAGTATAGGCGCAGCACGCTCGACTTGGTCGACGGGCTCAGCAGCGCCGAGGCCACCGTTTCCCGGATATTCTCGATCGGGAAGGTCTCGCCCAGCGCGGGCAGCGACTTCTGCCAACACTTTTCGTTCTCGAAGACCGTCTCGCGATCGGCCTTGTCGATCCGCGCGATGAAGGCGAACGCGGTGTCATCCCGCGCCTCGCCCTTTGCGATCTGCTGATACATTGCCGAGTAGGCGGTGCCGACGTGCTGCGAAGTCGCCGGGGTATTCGTCCCCATGAGCATCAGCGCGTTGCCGGCCACCTTGTCGATCCCGCGCTTCCACGTCTGAAGCACGTTCTCGTCGGTCAGCTCGTGGATCTCGTCGCCGGCCACGTAGTTTGGCCGCGGACCCGACAGGCTCTCGCCGCTCGCGATCGGTTGGAAGAACGACCCGCTATCCGGGTGCTCGATCTTCCATGCGTTTTCCAGCTCGCCTCGGATCACGACCTCGCCGCGAGCCTCTAGGCTGTCGCCGTCTTCGTGATCGGGGATCGTCGCCCGGCACATAGCCGCCGCATCGCGGAACAGGACGTTGGCGGTCTTCTTATCCTCGCCGATCGCGTAGCACTGCGCGCGCGCGATGTCGCACCAGCCCATGATGTAGACGCCGATCGCGCCCATGAGCGGCGACTTCGCCTGCCCCTTGCCGGTTTCGAGCCAGCCCGTGCGATAGCGCCAGCGGTTCGTCGCGGTGCGCCAGCCGAAGAGGCTGCCCATCGTGAACGTATGCCATTCGAGCGGGTAGAACGGGTCGCCGGCCGCGGGGCCGTCGGTGATCTGGAACACGGCCGGCAGGAACCCGAGCGCGTGCGCGGCTTCCTCGGGTCGCCAGAAGATCCCGCGCTTCTCGCCGTCGCGTATATCGCGGAGGTGGCGCTCGGCGGCGTGCCGAACCAACTCGCCCGCGGTGAAGAGCTTGCCCTCGACTGCCGCCTGCGCCCAGGCGGTCGTCGGGTCGGGGGCTGCTAGGAACCTATTGGCCAACGGGCTTCAGGTATGCGTCGGCACCAGTGCGCCGGGTGACCTTCTTCGCGATCTTGCCGCCACTGTTCCGCTCGCGCGGCGAGAGGCAAAGCTCTTTCTCGATTGAAGCCGCCGTTGCGGCGGCGTTCTGCATGGTGGTCCACCATGGGTTATAGGTCAGCACCTTCGTCCGAGGTGCCGGCACCACCGGCCCCAGCTTCAGCACGGCCTTCGCCGAGATGTCGAAGGTGACATAGGCGACGACAAGCCGCGCGATCGCGTGAGTGTTCACGACCGCCAGCTTCTCGGCGCCGCGCATCTCGCTGACGATCCGCTGCCAGTGCTCGGACGCGGCCTCGCGGTCAGCCTTGCGGCCGAAGTAGCGGGTCCAGGCGGGCTCCGGCGGGACGCCGTCACCGCCATCGATGACGTTGAGCGCCATGGCGCCTCCTCGGCGGGAAACCCTCCCCCCTCAAAAATTGATCTCGGTGCGCACGGATGACGGTGTCGGTCCTACTTGGCAGGCCCCTCAGACTTTGACCGGGGGGGGTGGGTCCGGTCAGGTCGGCTTGCGCTCGACCGTCACGACGCCCTTGTGATGCTCGATTGGGTAGCTGCCCTGCCCCTCGCCCATGCGCAGGTAGGCCACGGCACCCGCATCGGTGCGGGCATAGGTCGACACGCGACCGGCATCGATGTCGTAGGAGATGACATCGGCCACCTCGACGCCATCACGTTTGATGATCAGGCCATAGGCGAGCTGGACAGCGTCGCGGTGGTAGCCCTTGTGCAGCGAGGTGATCGATAGCGCCCGCGGGATGCCATCGGCTCCATATCGCAGCTCATGGTTCCCGTCGGTGTCGATCTCGACAGCGCAGCCGGCGACGAAGGCGGCGAAGCGCATGATGCGCGTTGCGAGCCAGAGGCGCGTGCCAGCGAGCTTGGCGAAGCGCACCCGCAGCGTGAACCCCCGCATGATGCGGGGCATGCTCACGTCGATCGTCCCTGCGTCGCGTGCCATCATTGTCCCCTGTTCCATGGATGCGCTGGGCTGGTCGGGCGCCCCTTGGCGTCCACCCCTCGACCCTCGGCCCGCGCTTGGTGGCCCTTGTCCGCCAGCGTCTTCGCGTCGGAACAGTCTTGGCAGAGCAGCTGATAGTTGGACCGCTTGCCCGTGCCGCCCTGCGCCAGCGGCTTGATATGGTCGGCGATGGTGCCGAGCGTGGTGCGCCCATGTCGGTCGCACTCTTCGCAGGTGACCACGTTGCGGATCAGGTCGGCTCGGATCTTGTCGTGCTCTGCCCCATAGCCGCGCGATTGCCGGCTCGTCTTCGCCCAGGCCATCAGCCCCGGCCGCGCACCACGATGCGCAGATCCATGGCCGTGCCCTCTACCTCACCTATCAGCTGCTCGGTGGAGGCGATCGTGCGCGACTGCGTTCGGCCATACCGATCGGCTATGTCGTACAGGCGATCAGCGATACGCCGGATCTGATCGGCGGTGCTGGGCTGGTGGCGCATCAGCACCTCGGCAGGATGACAGGGTTCTGACCATGCCGCAGGACAACGCCGGAAGCGGGTGCTTCCTGCGTGTGTGGGCGGAGCGCATGGCACGTAGGTCCAAGAACTGCTCGGCCACGGTCCGATCATTCGGCTGGTGACACAGAGTCATCTATACTAACCGCGTCCAGCTGCCAAGCCTCGATCTTGATCTCTAGGGCGCCCCCGAACCGGATCATGAACGACTTGCCGTCACCGCTCCGCACCACCCCGGTCATTCCCGCGAACCCCGACGCCTTCGACACGGTGACGCTATCGCCCGGCTCGAACTCCCGCCGGACCTCGCGCAGCGCCTTCCGGCGTGCCTGCTCATTGCGCAGCAGCGCGACCCGAGCACGCTTTGCTTCCTCCGCGGTCTTCGCCTCGGCCTCCGCCTGGATCAGGGCGGCGTAGCGTGCCGCCGCGCCATCCTCTTCGTCTCGAAGGGCGCGCAGGCCCCGATCCCGCACGAACGCCGTGCGCTCGCCGATCCGCAGCACGCTGAAGGGCGGCAGCCCGTTGATCGGCTCGCCCCGGATCGCGAGCAGCTCGTTCAGCGCCGAGGCCGGCGCGAAGGCGAATGTCGGGACGATCGGCGCCGATAGCTCGATCGACTTCGGCAACGGCAGGATCTTGTGTCGATTGCCCGGCCGCTTCCGTCGCACGGTGGCAGTGGGCGTCCAGGCCGGGATGCCGCGGCTGTTCAACGCCGCCACCAGCTTCAGCGTCTGCGGTCCACCAGTGCGCAGGATGCACCAGCGCGACCCGGTTCGGATAGTCTCGTTGTCGTTCATTGCTTATCCCCACCCGGATAGATGACTTGGATCGTGACCTGCTCGCCTCGCCTGCCCGATACCGGCCGCGGCACTCCCGGCGTCCGGCAGGGCGGGCAGCGGCGGCGCGGCGTGTTCCCGCCCGTTCCGGTCGTCTGATCGAACGGGGCTGCGCAGTCGGCGCATGGCCCTCGCCACGTGATCAGGCTCGACAGCCCGCCGTCCCGGCGCTGGTAGGGCTGGACCGCTACCAGCTCGAAGACTTGGCCATCGACAGACATGCGCGTTCCCGGCAGCGGCGTGCCGAAGATCTGAAAACTGCTCATTGCTTCCCTTTCCCCAAGGTCGCTTGACGGGGGCGGGGGTGAGGGGGTACGGCGCAAAGCGCCTTCCCCCCTACCCCTCCCGTCCGACCCCCCGCGCAGCAGTGCTGTTGGCGGGGTTTTTGTGTCTGATTTCGGAACAGGATGCGAACACCTGAACGGATCGGCCAAGTGTCGCAGGAAGTGTCGCAACACTGTCGCAGATCGATGCGACACTTTGCTCGACGCCCCCCAAAAAACGGCTGATTTCTGCGGGCTGGCGGGGTGTAGCGCGCGAGGTGCGACAGTTTGCGACACCGTGCGACACCGTGCGACACTGACCGTTCCTGAACGGAATTTGCGACACTATGCGACACTTGCGACAGCATCAGCGCACCGCCCTGATCTGCCATAGCGGCTCGACCGACTCGGCCGGGCGGCGGTAGTGCGCGCGCCGCCGGTCACCGTCCGCGATGATCGCATAAGCCTCCGTCATTGAGACGACGCGCCCGCCGCGGATCGCCACCGCGACGCCGAAGGCGAACTCGCCGAACCCGAACACGTCCGCCAGCGTCCACCCGAGGCGCAGGGCCTCGTCGTGCCACGCCTGGGCAAAGGCCTCGGCATCGTCGATGATCTGCTGCCACCGGGCCGGGTCCGCGCCCCTGGGCGGGTTGGCGTCCGCCAGCCGTGCAAGCCCGATCGACCAGTCGCGCGGCAGCTCCGCCGTGACGATCGGCGCGGGCGGCTCGGCGACTGGTGAGAGGAAGCGGTCGGGGTCGAAGTCAGCGAGGCCGCTCACTCGGCATCCTCCGCGACTACCGTGTAGGCATCGCGCGAGTAAACGTCCTTACCGCCGATCGTCATCATGCCGCCGCCCGAGATCGGGACTAGGTGGCCATGCTCGATCAGCACGTCGATCGCGCGCTTCAGCGTCGCCGCCGGCCGCAGGCTCGTCGGCACGACATTGAGGCTCAGCCACCGCTTGCCGACGACGGGAAGGCCCTTCTTCCGTATCCAGCCGATCAGCGCCTGGGCGTTGTCGTTATCGACATCGGTCGACCCCATGCCAATCATGCGCAGAGCCTCGGCGACGTAGAACTTCGCCAGCTTGATCCCGGCCGACAGCGCGCGGGCGCTGATCTCGGTGATCTTGGGGTCCTCGAAATAGGCCATCACCGCGGCAAGGCGGGCGGCGTGCTCCGGTAGCTTCGCAGCAAAGCCTGCGATGTTGTCGAAAGCTCCGTCCGGCTTCAGCTCGATCTCGACCGCGTCGTGCCACTGTATCCACAAGGCGCGGGCTTCGTCCGAGAACTTGACGACACGCGGCGAAAGCTCGCGCGTTTCCGGGTCCATCGGCATCGGATCGCAGAGCAGCTTGTAAACTCGCCCCTGAAACTTCGTTAATTCGACATCGGAATTGACATCGGGATCATGCCACGGCCGGTCACCCTTGAGGGTGATCGGCTGACAAGGCAGCACGCGGGACAGCAGCCCCTGATCCTTCAGGTCAGGATCGCCGAACAGCTTCGCCGCGATCCGGTGCTGCACCATCAGGTGAAGCGACAGCCGCCGCCCGCGCAGAATTGTGATCACGTCACCGGCACGCACCCGCTTGATCGGCGCACCATCCCATAGCTTCGACAAGGCGGCGCCGGTCTGTCCGGCGTTCTCGGCGCTCATGGCGTGACCGCCCAGCCATTGCCCGCCCTCGTCCGAGAACAGCCCCAGCGACGGCATCGCATCGGCGAATAGCTTCTGAAGGCCGGCGAGCGTGCCCTCGTCGCTGATCAGCATCGGAAGCGGCGGCGGCAGCGGTTCCCGGCCGCAGGCTTCGATCTCGCGCTTGATCGCGAACCGATCCTTATTGCCGGTCGACGCCTTCTTCCGTGCCGCCGTGTACGCGGCGGAGTCGGCGGCATAGTCCGCGCTCTCCCGCTGCCATGCCTCATGCAGGTCGCGCTCGCGCTGCCGCACGGGATAATTGGCGAGCTTGTCGGTCGAGGACTTGCGGTCACCCGACGCCGCCACCGTCACCACGAACAGCGAGGTCGGCACAACCTCCCGCGTCGGTAGCTCGATGTCGATGTACGGCTGCACCGCCAGCGCCGCGGTCGCGAGGACCGAGTTAGCCGCGATTGACGAGGGCAGCTGCACCTTGTCGACGATCGCGCGCGCCGCCGCCTGGATGCGCGGGCTTAGCGCTTCGAGCGGATAGACGCCGGGCTCGGCAACGGCCGGCTTGATCGGGATCGGCTGACCGGGGATGCGCTCGGCGTGGTCATACTGATCGCTGAAACTGCCGCCGTTCACAGCCGAATATCCCGCAGCTGGTCGTTCCAGTCTTTGTAGATCTCGGCGGGATACATGGTCCGCACCACCTTGCCGCGATCGGTCAGCGCCAGCGCCGCCGCTTGGACGGCGGCACGGCCCGCGGTGTCGTTCTGCCCCGCGATGACGATCGAGGTGACGTGCGGCGGATACTGCACCTCGGGCATCATGGCGGTGCCGAGGGTGACCCATACCGCCGCGCCGGGCATCTCCTGGGCGAGGCTCAGCCCGTCCTCGGGTCCTTCGGTCACGATGATCTCGACCACGTCGCGATCGACGGCACGACCAAGGCGCAGCGCGCCGCCCTTCACGCGCCCGAGGCTGCGCTTCGGCTTGGCCATGCCAGCCTTGCGCCGCCCGCCATCGGCGAGGAATATTCGCTGCAACCCGATCAGGCCGGTGGCGTCTGTCACCGCGCCGACCAGCGCCGGCAGATCCGGGCCGCACTCGCCAGTCTCGTCGTCGTACCAGCTCGGCGTCATCACGAACCGGATGGAGTCGGGCAGCGGTGCCGTGATCCCGCGCGATCGGGCATAGATCTCGGCAGGCGTGCCCGCCGCCGGGACAGCCTTCGCCCACACCCCAGCGGCGCGATCGATCGCAGCCTGCCGCTCGGCGGCGTCCTCTTCGGCAGCCTTCGCGCGCTCGGCCGGGTCCACCATCGGCAGGTCGGCGGCACCGAGCCACCGTAGCGCGTCGACAAAGCGCAGCCCCTGCGTCTCCATGACATAGGACACGATGTCGCCGGACTTGCCGCAGCCGAAACAGTGGAACGTGCCCTTGGCGTCGTTCATCTGCATGCTGGGGCTGCGCTCGGTATGGAACGCGCAGAGCGCCCGCTTCTCGCGCCCGGCCCGCGTCACCTTCCGGTCGCGCCCGATCACGTCGCTGATGTTGTGGCGATCCTTGGCCTCGTCGACCGCGCGACGGAACTGCGCGTCGCGTTCGGCCCGGCCTGCCCCCCCGGCCCGGCTCATTCGCCGCTCGCCAGATAGGCGAGCACGTCGGCGGGCAATTCATATTTCAGCCGCCGCACCGCCTCCAATACCGCCGGCCGGCGCCATGGCGGGATCGACCCGCTCTTCTTCCATGAGAAGACGGTGCCCACGGGGCAGCGCATCTCTTCGGCGATCCGCGACAGGCGCGATCGCTCGGCGAATAGGTCGGCAACTGGTGACATGCCCCATTTTCGGACATGCCGTCTCGTTCTGCAACATGTATTTCGGATAATCCGAATATCGCAGCCGGAACGGGTCTGTTAATTGCAGAGGATGAGCACGATCCGATCAGCAGAAGACATCCTACAGGCGCTCGCCGACGCGAAGGTGCCGAAAGGCGTCATTGCGAAGAAGCTGGTGATCGCGCCGTCAGCGGTGACCGACCTTTATGCGGGGCGCCGCCAGCTGAAGCACGACGAGGCGCTGCGGTTGCTTGACCTGGTGCCCGATCGGACCGCGGGCGCCGAGATCCCGCTGATCGGCCTTGCTGGTGCGGGCAACTGGATCGAGGCGATCGAAGAAACGAAAGAGCGCATTTGGGTCCCGCGCGAGGCGCATGCAGTCGGGCGTTTCGCAGTCGAGGTCGTCGGGCAGAGCATGAACCTTGTTCTCCCGGAAGGCACCCTCGCGGTGATCAACCCGGAAGACCGCGATCTGTTCGTCGGCAAGATGTACCTGCTGCGCAACTCCGAGGGCGAGGCGACGATCAAGCGCTACCGCGCCGACCCGGCACGCTTCGAGCCAGTATCGGACGACCCGACCTTCGAGGCTTTTTCCGTAGGCTCGTCAGACTTCCGGGTCATCGGAAGGGTCACGTATGCGATGCAGCGTTTCTAATCCCCGAAATTCTCTATTTGACACACTTCGGATTTTCCGAAATAAGTAAGCGCATCAGCTGACCTGAAGCGCACGTGACTCGGCGCACTCGGCAAGGCTGATGCGCAGGGCGGTCACCAGCCACCTGCATCACTCATAGCAGGGAGGTTGGCTTATGGCCGCCGATGCAAGCCGCGCACCCTTGGTGCGCGAGACGAAGACTGTTGCCGATCGTCTGCGGGCCACTTGGGCTCGGATCGAGCCCGGCATCCGCATCCACCGCGACAATTTCATCGAGCGCTGGGACGGCGAAGGGGAAGGCCGCGCAAGCTCGATCGACTTTGAGGGCTTTGGCCTCTCGTTCATCCTCTTCATCGGCCGGACGCCGAAGAAGCACGGCGGCGAGTGATGGCGAACGTCACCACCACGCACGCCATCGCCGATCCCTTCGACGCGATCGAGGAAACCGGCTTCGTCTTGGAGCGCATCCGGGCTGTTCTTGACGCGGCTCACGAAGCGCTCGTCGCCGACGTGGTCGAAGATCCTACGGTCCAGGGCAACGCCAAGGCTCGCGCCTATGACGTTTGGCTGATGGTGAAGCTCGCGACCGACAGCCTGGACCAGGCTCGGACGGTCTTTGCCCAGGCCTTCGAGGATCTGCCGCGCCCCTTCCCGGTGAAGGCGGCATGAGCGCCGCCGCTCCCCGCATCGCCCGGCCGGTGAACGCGATCACCCTCCCCCCTGCCCCCATGGCGCTCGCGCGCAGCCACCGCGACGACCTGCGCATCTTCGACGCCGTCCCCGACCACCATGCCGTGATCGCCATGACTGGCGACGGGTCGGCGCTGCTGCGGCGCGGCGAGGTCGCGGTGTATGACACCGACGCGCACGCGGCCGTCCTGCAGGACGGCGGCTTGTACGTCGTCGAGAGTCAGACGCCCGCTCATGGCATGCCGGTCGATATGTTCGCGCGCATGCTGCTCGATCGGCGAGCGCCTCGCATGCGGGTGGACCGCTGCGTCCGCCGGCTGGTGCGCTCCGAGCGGAACCCGGAACACTGGTGGTTCCGGCCGCTGAAGGTGGACGGCGGCGCGATCGGCGGCATCCGGGTCTTCGTCGCCTCCGACGGCCCCTATTGCGAGATCGATGTCTACGCGAAGGTGATCGGCCGCGTGGTCGGGATCTATAACCCGGCCGCGATCGGCGGTGACGCATGAGCGCCGATCTGATCGGTCCCGACCTGGGGGACGCGCCGCCGCTCGCGCAGCAGCTGGATTGGCTCGATCTCGTCGCGACCACCGGCGAAGACTACGCGGTCATCTTTTTGTCGGTGATGGATGATGTCGGGACCGCCCGGCTCTTCATCGATCGCGATGGCGGGGAGCAGATCCTGCTCGGCGTCGCGTGCGACGACCATGCCGAAGAGCGCTCTGCCCGGCTCGATGCCTTCATGGGGCACCTGCGCAACGCGGGCCACCGCCAGCACGTGATCGACCTGCTGAAGCGCAAGCGTCGTGTCGACGACCAGCGCCCGGCGATGCCGATCTTGACCACCGAACACGAAGGGGATCACGCATGATCACCGCCGCCGCCGGACTGCCGCGCGCAGCCTACAATCCCGACAGCCCCGATGCCGCAATCCTCGCCGCTTGGGAGATGATCCGCGCTAATCGAGCCATGGTTTACAGCCACGACGGCGAGGAATGGTCGGACGAGCGCGAGGCGATCACCAGCGCTTACGACGACGAGCAATATGCCAACGAGGCTTTGATCGAGAAGTCGCAGCCGCGCACGCCGAGCGGCGTAGCGCTGAAGCTGAAGCTCCAAATCACCGGCGATTGCGAACGCTGGATCGACTCGACCCTCTGCACGAACGGCGTCGCGGCGCTGCACGCCCGCCGCAGCGAGATGGAGGGGAACGGCGCGATGGTGCTCGATTGCATCGTCGACCTGATCCGCATCGAGTGGCAGCAGGCGCTTGCCGCATACGACGAGATCGAGGCGCAGCTGACCGCGTTTAACGATCTGTACGCGCTCGTAGAAGAAAATGAGCACGGCGCCGTTGGCCCCGACGATCTAGCTACCCGGATTGGCACCGCAGCCGAGGCATTTCAGCACCGGATCTGCTCGGCGAGCGCTGCGGCCATGCGCAGGCTGGTTCGCACCCTCACGCCGGATCGCGACGCGCTGATGCGCAAGCTCGGCCTCCTGCTCGGCGAAGGCTGCGGTGATGACGCCCCGCTCTGGCTTGCGCGTGACATCAGCTATCTGACCGGGCAGCTCGAAGCGCCGAAGGCGGCGGCGTGACCCAGCCCCTCCACTACACGCCAAAGGCGATGGCGGACTTGCTCGCGCTCGCCGAGGCATCGCCGCCGGGCATGACGGCAGGGTTCCGCTATCTCGCCGACAAGCTCCGCCAAGCGCAGGTCTTCGTCCTCTCGGATCATGGGCAGCTGCTCGATCGGGCGAAGCCTCGGCCGCAGGTGCCGGGCGACGTGTTCCGCCCGCCGTTCCCGGTGGTCGCCTTGGAATACACCGCCTCGACTCGAGAGTGGGCGGACCCCTTCTATAACGGGTCGAAGTGCTCGCGCCGGATCGCCCTCGCTTGGGAGTGGTCAGACGATCTGCCGCCGATCCTGCGCGCGTTCCCCTGCGCCGACCTGGGCGCTGGGGTCGTGGTCGCAGCGCTCGCGTTCTATGACGAGCAGGACCATTGGCTGCCGGTTGCCGCCGCCATGCACCTCGACTTTGAGGAAACTTGGAACGACGCGCCAGCGCCCTCGCCTTTCCGCGAGGCGATGATCAAGGCGGGCCGGATCTCCAAGGCGGTCGAGAAGGAACCCGGCCTCGCCAGCTCGCCCATCGCGCTGATGCCGGAAGCGATCGAGGCGATAGCCGCGCGCATGGGCGCCGCCGCCACGATCGACGCGATCTGCGCCGACATGATGGACGAGGTAAACGCCTATACCGACCTCTGCTACGCGCTCGCGTGCGGCAACGTCGGCACCAGCCGCGTGACCGCGCCGCCGGCTCTGAACAAGAAGCGGATCAAGGCGGGCAAGCTGCCCCTTCGTGACTTCCACGTCCTCGAACTCGCGGGCGGAGGCGTCCTGCCCGGCGCCAGCGACCACGGGGGCGGCGATCGGGCTGCGCCTCGATCCCACCTGCGCCGCGGCCATATCCGCCGCCTGGGGCCGGAACGCATCACCTGGGTCAATTCGGCGATCGTCCGCGGTCGCGGCTTCATCGACAAGGTCTACGCCGCATGACGCCGCCGGATTATCTCGGCACCTGCGAGACGTGCGCATGGTGGACCCGCGAGCCCGAGCTGGCGAACGCACTTCGCCGGCCGGACGGCTCCGCCAGCGATCTCGGCGTTTGTCAGGTCAATGCCCCTGTCGTGGTCGGCACCGGCGGCTTCCGCATGTCAGTGTTCCCCGAGGTTCGCGCCCACCGCTTTTGCAGCCGGTGGGAGCCCGAGGACGAGGGCGGCGATGGTGGTGACGGGGGCGGCGGCGAGGAAGTCACGAACGTCGTGCCGCTTCGAGGTGCAGCGTGAGGATCGGGCCGGGACACCCCCCTGCGGTGCGGGATGCGCTTGCCGCCGCCGCTGCCAACCTCGACGCCGTCGAGGCGGAGTGGAAAGGCTCGGCAGGCCCATGCCATAATTGCGAGTTTGGATCTCGGAAGGGCATAAACGCCACCTATTGCAAGCATCCGGCGGCACGGCGGGCGCTGTTCGACCCGGTCAAAGATCAGCTAGTCTGGATCGAGAAAGAGCAGCGGGTCCTGCGCCGCGACGGCGAACTATGCGGGCCGAGTGGATCACTGTTCCGCCCGCTGCCGTTGCTGGTCGCTGTCCGCCGTTGGATCGCTGCGAACTGGTGGTGGATGATCTGGGTCGCTGTCTTGGCGCAAGCCGTTTGGTCGGCAGGGTCATGATCGACCTGTTCCGCTATCCCGGAACACCGGGATCAAAGGACCGCGACACGTCGCACGCCGCCGCCGATCAGATCGCCGAAGCGGCACCGCAGCTGCGCGCCCGTGCGCTGGCGGTGGTCGAGCGATCGAACGGCATGACCGCCGACGAGGTCGCCGGCCGGCTGGGGATCTCGATCTTGAGCATCCGTCCGCGACTGACCGAACTCGCCCGCCTGGGGAAGGTTCGCGACAGCGGCGTGCGGCGGAAGAACGTGAGCGGTCGCCGGGCGATCGTTTGGTCGCCGGTCTACCCGGCCAAGCTGAAGGGACAACGAACATGACGCGCCGACTAATGATGCTCGCCGCCAGCTACGTGACGGTCGTGCTTCTAGCCGCGTTTGGCGTCTGCCTCGCCGAAGGTCGCTCGATCGGCGACGCTGTATGGTGGGCGGTCGTTACCGCGACGACCGTCGGATATGGCGACGTTTACCCGACGACCGCCGCCGGTCGGATCATCGCGGCGACGCTGATGCACGCCACGACCCTGATGCTCCTGCCGATCTTGACCGCCGAGATCGCCGCCAAGCTGATCGTGAACAGCGACGCCTTCACGCACGGCGAGCAGGAAGAAATCAAACAGCTGCTGCGCGACTTGGCCGCGAAGGTGAAGGCATGAGCACGCTATCGCCCTGGACGATCGCGGGGTGGCTGATCGTCGCGATCCTCGCGACGATGATGCTGGTGACGCCGATCATCGCGATCTTGATCATCCGGCAGCGTCGCAAGATGCTCGCCGACTTCGAGCGCCGTCGCGCGCAGATCCGGGACGAGATCGCACCCCTCAATCGCCGGTGGAGGTTCCGCCCATGAGCGCGATCGACCCGCTGCGCGAGCCGCAGCCGCCGCGCGAGGATCTGCCCGCATCCGTCCGAGCTATGGTGGAGGTATGGCAGGCGGCGGCGCTGGTCGCGGGCGACATCGCCCACGCCAAGCGCTCGATGTACCTCGCCTATGTCGCCGAGGGCTTCACCGAGGCGCAGGCGCTCGAACTGGCGAGGCACCTATGACGGCGGCGATCGACATGAAGGCGTTTCGCGGCGCCTTCCTGATCCACCAATCGACCGCGCCGCGGGCTCGTCACCAGTCGTTCAGCGCCGCCGAGGCGGAAGCCGCCCGGCTGCTCGAAGCGAACCCCGACGCCAGTTTCATCATCAGCCAGGAGGTCGCGCGCGTGAAGCGTGGCCCGCAGGGAGCCCGATCGTGACCTTTGTTCAAATGATCATAGCCGCATGGTTCACCAGCGAGATTGTCGCGCACGAAGACTGGGCGCATCGCGGCCTCGCCTTCGCAATCGCCGCCGTATGGTGGTGGATCACCTCCCGCGACGCCATCCCCGACGCGATCGAGCGCGGCCTCGAAAACTTCGCCCGGAAGCACCGCCGATGACCAAGAAGACCGCCAAGCCGTCCGCCGCCGCCGCGCCGGTCGAGAAGCGAGCTCCATCTGTCGAGGCGGAGGATCGGCTGCTGAAGATCGGCGAGGTCAAGGATCTCGTCGGCCTGGGCAAGACCATGATCTACCGCAAGGTGAAGGACGGCACCTTCCCCCAGCCGTGCAAGCCGGGTGGTGCCGCTACCCGGTGGAGCGAGCGCGAGGTCCGCGCTTGGCGCGATGAGGTGCTGGCGGCTCGCGCCGCCTAGCCTCACGCGGCGAGCTGCTTTCGCGGAGCCTTCGGCGACGTGTCCGCCCAGCGGATCGGCTGCCCGATGTGGCTTTCGAGGGTCGGCAGATCGACGACGAGCAGGTCACCCCATGCCTGGGCGATCTCCCGCCGCCGGGGCATGTACGCCGCCCGGTTGTACGCGCCCTCGACCTTGTCCTTCGGCATATGCGCCAGCATCAGATCGATCACGGCCCGGTCGCCCTCTTGGCGGTCGGGCCGTTCGTTCATGATCGTCGAAAAGGCGGCGCGGAAGCCGTGCGGGACGTGCCGCTGATAGTAGCCGGCGCGGATCAGCAGCGCGCGCAGCGTGTTCTCGGAGATCGGCCGGTGGACGTGGCGCTCGCTCGGGAACATCAGGCGGTAGCCGCCGGTCAGCGGCTTCAGCGCGCGGATCACGTCGACCGCATGGCTCGACAGCGGCACGACATGGTCGCCCTGTTCCTCGGCCTTGCGGTCCTGATCGCCCTTCATGCGCGCCGCCGGGATGCGCCAGAGCGGCGCGGGACCGTCGAGCCCCTCGATCTCGCTCCACTCGGCGTTCTGGATCTCGTTCGGCCGCACCGCCGTCAGCGCGAGCAGCCGCAGCGCGAACTTCGTCGCCGCCCGGCAGCGCTCGGCCTCGCAATCGCCGAGCATGGTACGCACCGCCGCCAGCTGGCGGTCGTGATCGTCGATCCGATCGATGATCGAGGGCTGTTTCTTCGACCGCGGCTTCTTCGGGAGCGCCTTGCCGAGGCTCGCCGCCGGGTCCGCCTTCGCGATACCAGTCGCGATACCATAGACGAATATGTCCGAGATCCGCTGGCGGATGCGGTGGGCCGTCTCGATCGCCCCGCGCTGCACGACCGCGTTGAGCAGCTCTAGCACCTTGGGCGACTCGATCGCGGTCATCGGCAGATCCCCGATCGACGGGAACACCGAGTTTTCCAGGCTGATCAGCACGTCGGCGCCGTGAACCGTCGACCACGTCGGCAAGCGCAGGGTATGCCACCGCCGCGCCACGATCTCGAAGGTGTTGTCGCTGGCGGTCGCGTTCGCCTTCAGGGCGACGCGTCGCTCGATCGCCGGGTCGCGACCGTCGCGCAGCAGATCCTTCGCCTCGTCGCGCCGCCGCCGAGCATCGAGCAGCGACAGCGATGGATAGGGGCCGAAGGTTAGGGTCTTCTGCGCTGGCTTGCCCGCCGCGTTCTTCCCGTAGGCGTAATTCATTCGCCAGATGCGGCCACCGGCCGGGGTGACGTGAAGGTAGAGCTGCCCTGCATCGACCAGCTTGTAGGCGGCGTCGCGGGGCTTTGCGGCTTTGATCTTGGCGTCTGTCAGCACGTCCATCTCCGATACCATGCGGCGCCGGGCTCGATACCATGCGCCATACCATGTCATTCGGTGAACGCCTGCGAACATGTGCGGAACACCGTCCGCCGCATCAAGCACGAAAAGTGCCTGTTTACTAGGGGGAGTGAACCGTTACGGCCTTCTGCGTATGGTATGTTGGCGGAGCGGGAGCCCGTCCAATCAACCGGTTTCTGCGTTGAGATTGCCGGGTTTTTTCCGCGCCGCCGCCGATCATACCACGCAATATACCATGCGCTTGATTTTTACCCCTGTTCGGGTCCCGATCCGGGATACGAACACTACTCGGCGGCGGCAAGGTCGGAGCCTGCGCAGTCCAGGCTGATGCGCATGACGAGCCCAAGCGTGGCCCCCTCCATGTGGAGCCCCTTCACCCGCTCGACGATCACCTGGGCGGAATAGCCGCGGTCGAGCTTCGACGCGATCCAGCCGGATCGCTCCCGGCCAAGGTAGCCGACCTTCACCCCCCGGCTCGTCACGATCGCGACCGCGAGGTGATCGTGCGGGTTGTCCGGCTCGCGGACGAACTCAAGCCCGTCGCCCGGCATGCACTGGCGCAGCTCGTCCTGCCGGCTGCTGCCATCATCGTTCTCGTACCAACACCCGACAGCTGCGAGGCTGAAGTCATTCCATCCCAAGCGACTCGACCCCATGTAGAACAAACGCGGAACATGGCGTACGGATGAGTCGACCGAGTCGGCAAGAGGGATTGAGAATGACAGGTGATCAGGAACGGTACGTCGCCACGCGGCCGGCGTTCGGCGCATGGCTGCTACAGCAGAGCACCGGCGGGTTCGTCGGCGAGCTGATCGCCGCCGGCCGCGCCGACCGCGCCTTCCCTAAGAGCGGGGATGCCGAGGCGGTGCGGAAGCGGCTTCGCGAGATGCAGGCGCCGGGCGAGTATTTTGACGCGGTGGACGAGGCGGAGGCCGACTGGCGTGCGGCTGAATAGGCGCGACCCGGTCGACCTGGGCAGCGGGCTCGTCCGTGAATACTTCCCGGAGCGCACCAGCCATCGTGCGCCACGACAGGAGCCAAAGCCGGCGGAGCATCGCGGCGCGATCGACAAGCGCGAGGCGGACCCCCGCAAGGCGCTGGCGTCGCACGTCGAGCCCGGCCGGGTTGGCTATGCAGCGCTGTCCCGCATGCTCGGGCGTGCCGACCACTACCTCTGGCGCTTCGTGCGTCACGGCTCGCCGCGGGCGCTACAGCCCGACGATCACCGCCGCTTGGCCGACTTCTTCGGTGTCGACGAGCGCGCGCTAGGCGTGCGCGATCTGTGGCATGGCTGAGCGCTGCCGCCTATGCACCGCGAACGATCGCGACGGCGTGATCGAGCAGCTGGCGGCGGACCTATGGAATAGCCGCCGACATGGCACTCTGGACGACCACCCATGGGAGCAGGCTGGCGACTATTGGCAGCGCATGTTCCGCGAGCTGGCAGTGACCGCGGTCGGCTCTCTCGCGCACGATGAGCATCCGCGATGAGGCGCGTCACCCGAGCCGAGATGCGAACGAAGCTGGCTGTCGCTCTAACAGTCCGCAAGCAACACACCCGCCGCGGGCTGGCGCTGATCACCGAGCACGAGATCAACGACGTGGTCGACGATCTGCTGAACCGCATCAAGGGGCGTCCCGAAAGCGAGGCGGTGATCCTAGAGCCGGATCTGGCTGGTCCTGCGCACGCGCCTTGGCGGGGAAGATGGGATATAGACGAACCCCACCCTTTCCCTAAGTAGCGCGCATGTCCGACGACGATGAACTCCCCGGAGACAGTCCGTGGCGCCTTGGCAAGGTCGTGCTCGACGACATGCAGGTATCGCAGGATGCAGCGGACTTCCTCGCAATCCACGGCACCGACAGCGTCGAACTGTGGACGGAGCTAAAGTCGATATTCACGAACATGCCGCCGGGCCGGATCGACCTGATGCTTCATTGGGAGGCCGTTGCCGATCGCATCCAAGAGATGGCGGCGGCGCAGCAGAAGCCGAGGAACTGACCTAGTCGGGTAGGTCGATCACGTCGTGGAAAGCCATGATCCGGTAAGCGACCGGGCGGTCGGATAGCATCTCGACGTTCACGTCAACGTCGAACGCCTTCTTGTAGACGTTGTCGTCGGCCTCGGCGATCTCATGGCGGATGCGTTCTTCTGCCAGGGTCGAAGCGTAGACGATCGGCAGGGACCGAGGGTGGATAGCTTCAATCTTGACCTGCTCGCCTGACCTCTTGCCCGCCTTGGCATGCGCGACGTTCGTGCGGGTGAAGACCATGAGCACCCGCGGGTGGTCCGCGTCGGTAGTCTTTTCAAGCGCGAGCTTATGGTCGAGGATGCGTGCCTCGGCCTGCCGCGCCTCCGTTGTGTCAAACGCAAACGCGACCTTTAGATCCTTGTCCTCAAACACCGACATCGAGAGCCGCGCATCGTTGTCGGTCGCGACCGCTGTCAGGGTCTTAAGGTAGTCGTTTAGATCGCTCTTCTTCGCAGTTTCGTCTCGCTGCCCTCGCTTGAAATACTTCTTCAGACCGAGGTTCTCGACGAACTTGGCCAGATCATTTGCGTGCTTCACGCCCGCCATTGCCGCGCCGAGAAGTGGCGGTCCTGCGACCATGAAATAAGGCACCAGCGTCGCGATGATTGAGCCGGCCCGAACCTCTTGCACATAGAAGCGAGCGTCGCCCCGGTCGTCGGGATGCTCGCCGTTGGCGAACCGCTCGAACTGGTTGCCGATCCCGACGAACAGGGCGATGAAGCTGCTCAACTCGACCGGAGTTTCCGTCTCCAATTTGAGGACGATGTGCTGACCTGCCGGGTGATCCATAGGCGCGGCATATGGATAGAAGGCGGAACTGAAAGCAAGCCGCATGTTCCGCCTTCCCTATCAGTTGCGGACGATCAGCTCGCCCGCGCGCAGCCCGCCGCCGCTCGGCGTGCCGATCGTATAGGTCGTTTCCACCTCGTCGAGCTGGAACCGGCCGAACACCTCGCGGGCGCCGGGCGTGTCATTGATCGACAGGATGAAGCATCCGGTGATCCCGCCCAGCTGGTCGGCAAGCTGCGCGAAGTCGGCACGCGAGAACGTCCCGGCGCCGTAGTCCTCCTCGCAGCCCCAATAGGGCGGATCGAGGTAGAACAGCGTCGTCGGGCTGTCATAGCGCCGGATCAGATCGGCGTAGGGCAAACGCTCGATCTTCACGCCCGCAAGGCGGTCGTGAATTTCCTCGAGCATCGGCGCCAGCTTGGTCACGTCGAACCGTGCAGGCGAACGCCAGTCAACGCCAAAGGTGCGCCCGTCGACCTTGCCCCCGAATGTCAGGCGCTGAAGGTAGAGGAACCGGGCGGCGCGTTCGAGGTCGGTCAGCGTGTCGGGATCGACCGCCACCAGGCGCTCGAACTCGGCCCGGCTGGTCAGCTGCCACTTCAGCATATCCATGAACGCCTGATAGTGGCGCTGAAGGATGCGGAAGAGGGTCGTCACGTCTCGGGAAAGATCGTTGATCACCTCGGCACGTGGCCGGCGGGATCGGCGCAGGAACACCCCTCCCATGCCGACGAAGGGCTCGACATAGTTGTCGTGCGGGGTGGCCTCGATCAGGGCGCAGAGGCGGCGCGCGAGATTGCGCTTGCCGCCGATGTAGGGCGCAGCCGGGGATACCGGCCGAACCTCAGTTTGAGTCGACTCCATAGCTTTCAGGTCTCAATAGGACCCCGCCTGTTGCGCAGGTGCGGGGCGTTAGCGGCTGGCCAGCCGCGCGTAACGGGGTCCTCCCCCGTTGGTTGCTGGGTAGCCGCCCAGCACCCCCGCTCGGCCTATCGGCCGGCGGACGTGTTCGAGATGAGGATTAAACGATCAGAGCCGGGCGGACCATCATCGCGCTAGGCAAGGCTTCGGCGACCACCGCGGAAGCTATCGTGTCGCCTAGGTGATGTTCGCGCTGGCGCCGATCGCGGAGGTCCGTCGCTTTCGGATGAGCTTGGACAGGTAATCGCGAACCGGTTCGTCAATCATCAGCGCCAGCCATGCCAAGGCCGAGACTGCCGTCAGCACGACAAGAGCAATCAAAGCCGCAAGTACGGGCTCGGAGGCGCGCCATTGATGTGCCGCCGCCGCGACTATCGGAAGGTGCAAGACGTAGACCGGATAGGAAAGCCGCCCAGAGAGATCACAGGCCAGCGACAGCTTCGGGCCGGTAGCGATTTGCGACCCTGCCAGAACAAGTGCGGGGAAGGCGACGAAGGCCGCTGCAAGGTGCAGCATTCCGTTTAGCCCCGGCAGCGACGGAAGCATGAAGAAGCCGAACAGCGCGATTGCAAGGCCGACTGCAAGCCCGTTCGATGTCAGCAGCGGCAGCTTAGCCACACGATGGAAACGCCATGTCAGCACGCCGGCGCCGAACAGCGCGGCTGTTCGCAGGACACCCAGCAGCCAAGTGCCATTCGCAAAGCCGAGATGAAGATCGTGACGCTGCACTCCGATCAGCACGTACAGCCCAACCATAATCAGCACCGCCGGAAGCAGGACTTTAGTCTTCAGGCTCGGCGAGATTAAGCCGTAAATCACGTTGATCAGCATCTCGCTCGACAGCGACCATAGTGGAGGGTTGACCGGGAACAGCAGCGTCGACTGGTCGCCTTCGTAGGGGATGAGCAGGAGCGCCATAAGCAGGAGCATGGCGACGTTCGCCACGGGGCTCGTAAGCGTCCGGTCGAGTCCGGCCAGCCAGATCGCGAGCCAGACCATAAGGCCGATGACGATCATGGGGTAGAGGCGGATCACACGCTGGACCACGAAATCAGGGACGCTCAGCGTGCTTGCAAGGCGCTTCTCATAAGCGGACGCAATGACGAAGCCGCTAAGAACAAAGAAGAAATCAACGGCGAGATAGCCGTGCGCGGCAATGCCAGAGGCGTTCTCACTGCCGAAGTGATAGAGAACGACCGCTGCGGCGGCAACGCCGCGAAGCCCGTCGAGCACGACGTATCTATTCGCCATTCCGTTCATTCGCATGCCCCCACGCTCAACTCATGGTGTAGCCCGCGAAACCTCCGGTGCGCAATGCCGAAGCCCGCGCGATTTCTAGCGCCGCCAGACACGCCGAAGCCGGAACAAGGTTTCCCCCGCCCCGGCTTAGATTTCGTTCAAGTAGGTACGGCTTTTCGCGAGGTTCATTCCTTCTTCATCGCGTCGAGCACGGCGCGACGCTTCGGCGTCTCGCCGATCGGCTGCCCCGCATACTCACGGATGCCCCAGGCGCCATACTGACTGATCCCGCCGGTGGCCGAGTAGACGGTGAACAGTTCAGGGCTGATCGCCTTCCAGTCAGCGAGGTAGCGGTCGTAGATCTCGCCCATGCGCTTGTCGCGCTGCATGGCCGTGTAGACCTCATTCTGCGCTGCCATGTTGTTCGGAATAATGTGCTGCCCGCCTTCATAGGCGATCAGCCGCTTGCCGTACTTATCCGCCGCCGCCTTGTTCTCGCGGACCTTCGCGATGCTGTTCACGCGGTTGGCTTCGAGCTTGACGAACAGGCGGTCGAGATCCGCCAAGGTGGGCTTGTCGTCCGGCGCGTTGAAGAAGCTGTGCCCGAAGTATGGCGCGATCGCGAGCGCGTCGACATAATCGGCCAGGCCCGGGAACGCCAAGATTGTGCGGGCCGACCAGCTGTTGTCGCTCTGGCTGGCGACGACGCGGACCAGGCGCGACGGGTCGGCCTTGAACACGTCGGTAAGGATCTTGTGGAACCAAAGCGACTTCTGCGCCGCGCGCAGCGGGTTGTTCGAGTAATAGTCGGTCGACAGCGGAGGCGTCTGCTTCGACCCCTCATCCGAGGCCTGTCGCGCTACTGGAAAAGCGTAATTCCAGATCTCGTTTGACAGCTCGAAATAGGCGCGGTGCCCCTTCGCCAGCCGGTCGCGGACCAGCTCGCCCATCGCGCGAACGTAAGCCTCGTCGGCATTGTAGGCGAGGGTAAACCAGGCATCCGTGCCGGCCGCGTTGGCGAGGTCGACCTGCGTCTCGATCGGGATCCCATCGGCCCCGCCGCGGGCCGGCGTCGATCGGTTATCGAGCGTCACGCTGGCAGGGTTGCCGTTCGTGTTCGACCAGTCGAGGAAGCGCAGCAGCTTGTACGCCGAAAGCTCGTCGACCAGCGTCTTCTCGAACTGGCCGACCGCCTGTGACCCGGCCTCGCGGCAATCGAGATCGCCGAACGGCTTGGCGGCGTTCAGGCCCGAGAGGTAGAACAGGATCTGAGGATAGCCGCCCTTGGTGATATCGAAGCCGGCCGGGACGGTGAACGACCCGCCACTTGCGGAGATCGAGCCTCGCGCCAACCCGTCGACACGGATCGACCCGCTACCCGACCAGGTGCAGGAGATCGTCACCGATTGACCGCCCCAGACCTGACGCGGCGCGTTGAGCGTGAGCGCTTGGCCATCGACGATCGGAAAGCCGGTGGTGCCGAGCTTCGCCGCCGCGGTCGAGCCCCAGCCGGCAGAGGGGTCCTTCCACCCGCCCGACTGCTGCGCGAGGTTGGCGAAGGTCCGCTCGGAATTGTAATAGGTGCTGCCGGTCACGTTGATGCCGATCGTCATCGACTTGACCGCGGCGACTGGTGTCGGCGTTGCCGTCGGTACCGGCGTCGGCGTCGGCGTCGGGGTGGGTGAAACCACGACAGCAGGCGCCGCCGCAGTGCCCGCCGGGATCGACGCATTCAGCGAGTAGGAGCACGTCTTGGCGGTACCGGTGATCGGATCGGTGAAAACCTTGTTGGCGCACAGCACCGCGGTCGACGTGGTCAGATAGCGGAACTTGTCGGCAGCGCCGTACCGCACCAGGGCCAGACCCGGGACAGTGCAGACTGCATCCTCTTTCGAGCAGGCGACCCAGCTGATGGCCGCTGGCGTGGGCGTCGGCGCCGGAACGGGCGTCGGGGCTGGCGTAAGGGCCTTTACCCGCGCCTGCCGATCCGCAACTGCCTTCGACGCCGCGGCGCCCGCCTTGGTGAAGCACGCGATCTGCGTGGTGAGCTTGGCGATGCTGTTCGTGTCGGCCTTGGCGATCGTCGCTGTGCCGCAGCCGGAAACGGTTTGGCCGATCGACGGCCCGCTTGAAAGCAGTGCGGGCGCGAGCGCAGCCGCGGCGAACAGAGCGGGCGGAGCGAACCTGAGCAAGAGCCGCCTCACTTCACCTTCTCCGCAGCGGCGAGCTTGGCATCGAGGCGATCGGCCGCAGCCAGGGCGCCGGCGTGCGCGGCTTCGAGGTCGGCGCGGTTGCCTTCGCTCAGGACGTGCTTGGCGCTATCGGCGGCGCGCTTCACCTCGGCGATCATCTCGACGCCTTGGACGACGATGCCCGGCAGGCCGAGCTTCGCCGCCATTTCGATTAGCTTCAGGATTTCCATGTCAGTTGCTCCCCTTGAGTGCGTTGAGGCTGTCGGCGAAGCCGAACAGCGCGGCAGCGGCGCGTGCCTTCTCCGCCAAGTCGGCGGTCGCCTTTCCCTTCACTATCGCCTTCCGTGCCTCGGCGTTCCAGCCGCGCACCTTGGTCGCGGTGGCGCCGTGGATCATGCCGGCATCGACCGCCCGGCCGACGTTGTTCGCTGCCGCCGTATAGACGATCTCGGCAGCGGCGAAGCCGCGCTCGCCCGACAGGATGACTGAGCCGGCCTTGGCGATCGGCGCCGAGGATGGCGGACCGGCGACCGGGGTGGTGGTGCAGGACGCCAAGGCGAGCGCCGCCGTGGCGAGGATCATTCGCATCATCAGGTATCTCCGAAAGTTCAGTGAGTGAGGTAGATCGCGAGAGCGGCCAGCCGGGCCGCGGCGCATCAAGCGGCTTCGAGTGCCTGCTTCAGCGCGACGTTGGCATTGTAGAGGGCGGTGCGCTGGGCAGCGCTGAGCCCGGCGCCGATGAAGACGAACCCGACCTCCCATGCGCCATAGAAGCCGTTGCCGTAGCCGAAGAGTGTCAGGGGCGTCGTACCGGGGGCAACGCCGGAGCTCTGCGTATTGGTCGCAACCTGGACACCATTGCGGTCGATCTGGACGCCTGTTGCCGAGGAGGTGCGGATTGCGAGCAGAAATCCGACGGCGCTGGCGACCGTCGCCGTCGCATTCGCATAGTCGTTCAAGCCAGCGTTGACCAACCCGCCGTTGCGGGGGTTTACGCCGGCATTGCCACCGATGCTGATTGCCGCCGGACCCTGCTGCGTCTCGGCGAAGTTCCAGACACCGATGCTTGCCGAGTTGCGGACGAACTTGTTGCCCGTTCGACTGCCCGCCATGCCGGTCAGGTATCCCGGCGTTCCGCCCGGCGCGGCATACCGGAAGCCCGCCGAGGTGAAGTCCGGCGCACCTTGCTCGACCAGATCACCGTAGGCGCCGAGAATGTTGAGCTTGGCATCGGCTCGGTTCGTCTCCCGGTACATCGGGATGATCACGTCGGCGAGCGCGTAGACCCCCGACGACTTCAGCGACCCGACGTAGGTATCGAACGCCTGCTTGTAGGCGTAGGGCGTGCTGCTCCGCCGGGCGACGTAGGTTGCGGCCTCCGAGTTGGTGAAGGCGTAGGCCGCGACGACCGTGATCGTGAACGTCTTGCTTGCGGTGAGACCGCGCGCATCGACTGAGTTCACCACCGCCGAGAGCGTGCTGGGCGAGCCTTGTGCAGGGATCGAGAGATTGCTTCCGACCAGAGCGATCCCGGCCGAGGCGGTGCCAAGCGCCAAGGTAGCAGGATGTGCCGTCTTCATTACCAGGGTCAGCGCGGTGCCGACCTCGACGGTCTGGGCGGCTGTTGTCGTGATCGTCGGCAGCCCGAAGGCGGCTGTGAAGGCCGCGGCCGCAGTCGGCTTGCTACCGTCCGAGAGCCGGCAGCTGATACCCGCGGTCGAGTCCCAGTAGCCGTGGTAGACGGCGCCGCTGCTGATGAGAAAGTCGCGCATCAGCGTGATGATCGGGGCATAGGCATCCGAGGTGATGCCCCATTCGGAGATCGCGAACGGCTTGCTATGCGTCGTCGCGAAGTTCGCGGCGTACTGCATCCCATAGGCAAAACCGTTGTAGCGGTAGCCCCATGCAATAGTCGGGTCGGCGCTGTCGTAGGTATTGTTGAAATAGACATCCATGCCGACGACATCGACATACGTATCGCCGGGATAAGCTGTGGCGGGGTCGAACTCCGCGCCTGAATTGTTGATGCACCACTCAAATTTGAAGCGGCTGCTTATCCCGCGCATGAGGGTGACGACGCGCTGGAATGCCGCGATATAGCTCGCCGCGTTGCCGACAGCGCCCCACGGGAAGAAGTTGGCGCCGCCGGCGCCGTTGAACTCCCAGCCCAAGCGAATGTGGATTATGCCGCTCGGTTGCAGCGTCATCAGCCTGTTCGCTACATAGGTGAAATCGGCGTCGTTCGATCCGCCGGCAACGTCGGCGAGCGGCGTCGTCGGATTACCGCCCGGTCCGACCGTCAGCGGTAGCGCGTACATTGCACGGACACCGAAGGCAGTGACCTGACTGTCGGCGCTAGACCTCAGATCGGCCCAGGACCCATAGCTGAGAAATGAGATCCACCGGTCCGCCGGTGCGCCAAGCATCGTCTCGAACGCCGCGATGTGGCCGGTGCCGCTTTCCCCGTTTTCATAGGGATAGACGCCCATCATCTGCGTTTGGCCAGAGCGAAGATTATCTGTAGCTGGCGTCGGGGCCGGGGTAGGGATTCCCCCTGCGCCTACCCGCCCACGAACAGCGGACTCGGTGATCGAAAGGCCGAGACCGATCATCAGTAGAGCGCCACGATGCTGGTTGCGGTGGTCGCCGAACGAACGTGCGACACGCGGATTGGCAGGATCTGCCCCGCCTGAACACCGGTAAACGTTACATCAGCGGTGTCTCCGACAAGGCGGCAGACGAGGTTGCCCGCACCTCCGATAAAGAGGGCTTTGCTGATGTCCGCCAGCGGGTTCGTGGCGTGCGGTACTACCGCGACGGCGTTCGAAGCTGGCGCCGAAGCGGAGTCGGACAGGTTCGCAAATTCATCGGCCATAGATAAAGTCCTCCGTGGCGAGGCTCGCTCGCTTGTGGTCAGTGTCGGGAAGGGTGCTGCTAGTGCGCCGCGGCGATGTGGATGACCGCGCGGGGGATCTCGGCCTGGATCTTCTCGACGATGTCGAGGCAGTCCTGCTTGTTGCGGTAGCCCTCTCCGCTCGTGGCGATGATCCGGCCGTTGGCGGCGCGCAGGCGCCACCGCCACTCGCGCTTTAGCAGCCCGGATCGATATACGGTGATGCGCATCAGCTGGCGCCTTCTTCGGTCGGCGGGTTCGGCTTTCCGGTCGGCACGCTGTTGGACAACCCCTCGGCGAGCGCGGTGCGCTCCTGGCTTTCCCAAATTGAGCGGATCGCGCCCACCGTTTGCTGAAACGACAACAGAAAGGCGGTGAACAGCCCCGCGTCGGCGAGCGGCACCTTGCCGTCCGGCGTCGCCTTGCCGATCGCGTTGGTGAAGGTGAAGCCGATCAGTAGTAGGAGGCCCGCCGCCAGCACGGACAATGCGATCAGCCCGGCGAATTGGATATGCGCCTTGTTCATCGCGCCCAATCTCCTGTCTTCTTGTTCAGCCACGTCAGGAACTGCGCGACCGTCTTGCCGCGCAGGATTGACTCGTTCGCCTTCGTCGCCTGCTCGCCCGCGATCAGATCCGCGCGCGCCTTGGGGTCGGCGCTGACCAGCTTCGCCGCCATGCCGGCGCCGAGGAAGTGCGCGGCGTAGAGCGAGGCCTTGTTGATCGGGATGCCGCCCTTGCGCAGGACCGCGGCGTTCTTCGCCGTGAGGGTCTTCACGCGCTGGGTCTGCTCGTCGCGCGACGGTGCGAGCCCGCCGAACGGCTTCGCCATGTCGCCGCCCCACTTGCCGCCCTCGCCCAGCCATGTTCCTTTGAGGAACTGGTACAGGCCGGACCCGCTCGACGTGCGCGCCTTGGCTGTCGGATTGTCGTTGCTCTCGATCTTGCGGAGCAGCGGCCAATAATCATCCGGCAGGTCCGTTGATGCTGGGGCCGGTGCCGTCGCCTGGGTGGGCGGCAGCCCGAGGTGTTCGGCAAGCGCATTGACGGCGGCGATGTTCGCCGGGTCGCCATAGCCGGGCGACGGGACGAACGGCTCCACGGCCTCGAATAGCTCGGCTCGGTTCATTCGCTTGCTCCCCGGCGTGTTGCCGCCATCGCCGCCGCGTGGATGGCGCTGGCTTCCTGTTTTTCGCGCTCGATCTGCCCGCCGCGCATATCTTCGATCATTGCGGCCGCGGTCGCGGCGTCGCTGGGGCTCTTCTTCACCATCATCAGAAAGGCCGTCAGGCACTGGTCGAGATTGTTGATCCGGTGTCGGTCAACTGCGCGCTCCGCCTGATGAAGCGCGTCCTTATATTCCAGTTTCTCTTCCAGCTTCGCGATCCGCTGCCGCATGGCTTCCATCTCTTCGGCTCGCTCATTCAGAAGGTTGGCCTCGCGCTCGTTGGCGATCTTCTTCAAGGTCGGGCGCGTGCGGACGATCTGCACCAGCAAGCCGCCAATGAGCAGATTGGCGACAGCCATGAGGGCGGCGGTCCACGTGAAGCCTTGGACGGCTACTGGGACGACGTTACCCGGCATCGGGATCGCTCTCGCGCTTCAGTAGCGCGCCGCGCCCATAGGTGCGGCCGAGCTGCAGGATAAAAAGTGCCAGCGCCGCGCTAAGAACTAGCAGCGCTTTCCAGATCATCTCGTCATGCGGGATCAGAAGTGCCCGAAGGTTGAACCCGATCATCACGATCGCAGTCAGGGCGCAGGCGAGGCGCATCGGATCGCCGTAGCGCGCCCTCCCAGTTGTAGCACTCCATGCGCCGGGCAGCATGTAAAGCAGCATGGCGCCCCACACGATGAGGTTAATGATCCGCAACGCGATCATTGGCAGTCTCCACCGATGGTAAAGGTCAGGCGGTCGGGGTGTTTCCCCGGAGTGCAGCGTCGCCGTTACGGGTAGGCGTGCACGAGCCAGGAGGTGCCGGTCCAATTCAGCACCACGATATGCGCCTGTGACGCTCCGCCGGCGAAGCTGTGGATCAGCTGGGGTTCGGCCGGATAGAGCGCGTCGGTCACGATATCGATCTTGCCGGGGCCGTCATCTTGCCGGCTGATCGTAACGACGCTGCCGATCTGCCGAGGCACGGCATTGATGTAGTTCTGGATGTCCTTCATCTGGATGACCGCGTCGTTCAGGACCGGCCCCTGGATATGGATGCGGGCATTGCCGTAGAAGCCCCAGATCTGCGGCGTGCCAACGGCCTTGTAGTTGATCGTGCAAGCCTTCAGCGGCATCGGCCAAACCGGTCGGCCATCGACGCCCTCCCAGCTCAGTATGTAACCCTCTTCCGTTGGATGAGGCGGCCTGCCGAGGCCGAATAGTGCGCCGACGGTGCTGAAGTTGTCCCAGATATAGCAGTCTGGTGCCAGCCCAGCCATGCTGTCGGAATAGGCCATTTCGATGTAGATCCGGCCGTTCCAGCTGGCTTTCGGCGCATCTGCCGGAGGCGCGGTTCCGAAGAACTCTTTCACCAGGATGATCGGCATATAGCAGGAGCCGTTCGTCGGCTCCTGTCCGGACAGCACCATTTCCAGCGTGTTAACATAGATCGAGGCGGTCGGCTCGGCATAGACGCTGAACATTGAGTACCGAGAGCCCTGATTGGGCAGGATGTAATTATCGACCCATTGCATGGTACCGATCTGTAGCTGACCCGAGCACCCGATGCAGACCGGATCGAAGCCCTGCTGCTTGTTGCCCTCGATATGGATCGTGTGGATCACGACACCCGAGGCGTTCACGCTGAGCGGGCCACCGAACTGAATGTCGAACCACTCGATGTTCAGCTGGGTGATCGTGCCCCAGGCCTGCGTCGTGACCAGATCGATGTTGACCGGCGACACCTGACAGACGGTGCGATTATGCGGGCTGCCGCCTCCGCAATAGATATGCTCGAAGCTGTTGCCGGTGCCCGGCGCCGAATGGCTGAAGCTGCAATACTGACCGCCACCGAACTTGCAGAAGCCGGTGACCGACATCGAAAAGAATGGTCCGGTACTGCGATCCGGCAACCCGAAGCTGGCGCTGATCCAGGGATCGAAATAGCCGAAATTGTTGTGATCAGCCGCGGTCATGCGATACATGTTGCCGAAGCAGGCCATGCCGACGAGCAACGCGATCGCCTGCTGCTGTCCGGCCTGCGAGGCCCCGAAGCCGCACATGAAATCGCCGACGCGCCAGGAATAGGCGTAGTTGTTGGGATCGTTGACAATTGACCCCAGCGTCAGCGCGGGATGATTAACGGCGAACTGCCGGAACTGTGTGCCGTCGTCGCTACCGGAGACGGTGCCTTCAAACATCCGCAGCGCGAAAGGCACCTGCAACCCGGTGTTGCGCCCGCCCTCGGTCTGCTCCGAGATATACTCGTAGAGATAGGGGCCGAACTTGGCGCCGGCATTGTTCGCCACGCACCAAGCCAGGAAGGCTTGAATGGCTGCGCCGTTCGCAATGCGCGCTTCATAGTTTGCGAGCGGGCCGTGAACGACGCCGGGGAAGCTGTCCGCGTAGGCGATGCCGTTGAGGACGACAGGTGACGTGTCGGTCGCAGGCCGCAGCACCTCCAAAGCGATGGCAGGTGCGGTCGTGAAATCCTCGATGATCTTGGACGGCGCAGGCAGCGAGCGGACGTAGCCGCTACCGTCAGTGACGGGGAACATCCCATTGCCTTCCGGCCCGCCGTCAGCTGCGCCAGCCCACCATGCCCGGATCTCTTCCTGCGTAAGCGTGCGCCGACCGAGCAAGTCCGTTATCTGAGCTAGGATATCTGTCTCAATGGTCATTAGCGCCCCCAGGCCCACCAGTCGTAGCCGTCGAGCCGCTGATCGTCGTTTGTTGCCGCTTGTGTGGCGAAAACTGCCCCTGTCGTCGTCGGCTCGCCGATGTTCTGCATCCAGAGATCGCGCCTGTCGGAGAAGGCTAGAAGGAATGGCATCGCGCCGACCGCAAGCACTTGGTTTGGGAATGGCTTCGGAAAGGTCACGCCGATCGTGACTTCGTTGTTGATGAAGCCGCGGTAGCGACCGCCCTGCATGATCAGCCCGCCGGGCAACTCCTGATACCAGCCGTTCGGATCGAGGTTCTGGCGACCGACATCGGTGAAACGCTGCACCAGGGCACCATAGGTGATCGTGTCGGCGGTGAAGTTGGTCGCATAAACGGAATTGCCGATGATGCTGAACGGGTTGACCGTGCTTGCCCTGTTCGTGCTCAGGAAGCGGATCTCACTGGCGACCATTGCGATAGTCGATCGACGGGTGATCCCGTCTGCCATGACCGAGAAGGCACCAAACACGCCATCAGCTTCGGCTCGCAGGACCGCCTTGGCATAGCTCTGGCCGTCACCGATGAAGGCCTCCTGGAGGGAGGTCACCGCGGCGGTGACGCCGTCGCCAACCGCGCCGACCTCTGTCAGCTTCTGACCCAGCGTTTGCGTAGGGCTGACGCGAACCGCATTGAGGTCGAGGATGAACGCCGTGCCGTTCGCGTTCTTCGCCCCGAGCAGAGCCAGCGTGCTTGCTCCCGCGGTTTGTCCTTCCTCGATGCTATCGCGGAAGGAAAGGAACACGGTGCCGACCGGCTGGCCATCAACCAGGGTGCGGGCGTCGAAAACCTGTAGCAGCTGATCCTGCCGCAGCGCCTCCGCAAGGATGCTGTCGGTGTTGATGTCGAGCACATCAAGCGCACTACCAACGGTTCCGTTGGGTCCAAGCGGTGAGGCAGGATCTGCACCGTTGGTTGCATTGTCGTCCGGCTTCGTGCCGTCTGGATCACCAATGTCGGGCCAGTCAGTCGAAGTCTTCAGCGGCGCGACCTTCGCTGCCGTGCTTAGCCCCTCAATCGACAGCGAGAGCTTGCTCACGTTCTCCCCGACCTCAATCGAGAAGTCCTTGAAGAACCCGTAGACGGTGAGGCTGTCCAGGCCGGCCTGCCCAATCCAGAGCGAGGGGCGGGCGCGCACAGCTGCGATGCGGTTGGCCACCACGTCTACGGCATCGGTGCGGATCAGCGCAGCTGCGGTCATGCGCTTTGCCCAGGCTCGCTGCACGACAGTGACCGCGCCGAAGTCGTCCACCACCTTGCGGCTATAGTCGGTGATGCCGGCTGTAGGCGACGCCTCGGTAATCCCTAGCGGCACCAGCTTGCCGATCAGCAGCGTGCCGACCGACAGCTGACCCGACCCGGCGATCGTTACAGTGACCGGGGCCGCGGCGCCCGGCAGATCAAGGAACGTGATCGCGCCGCCCGTTGCGGCGATCGTGCGGTCATAGCCCGTAGTCTGCACCCGCACCGTGGCCGCGGTGAGGTCGAGAAGCGCGACGGCATCCACGGCCCCTGCGTTCAGCGTCACGCTGATCGGGCTGGCCGCAGCAGTCCCGGTGCCGAGCGCCTGATCGAACATTGCCCAGCGGTTCGTCGGCCCGGCGTCCACCCACTTGCCGGTAGCGCCTGCGGGATCGTCGCCGAGGTTGCCCGCTATAACGCTCTCGTAGATCCGGTGAGCAGAAGCCTTCATCACCTGCGCGCCGCTCGGGTAGATGACCGTAGCCGACCATTCCGGCGCATCGTCCTCGGCGACGTTGCTCGCGGTAAGGACGGCGCCCGCTACGTCGACGGGTTGGAGAAGCTGCAACGTCGAGGGCTGACCGTCCGGTGCGGGGTCGCCACCGGGGTCCGCCAGCACCTCAGTTTCGGCCAGGCCTTCGATCGTCAGCGTGCAGTAGCTGATCGGCGCCGTGGCGAGATCGATCGAGAAATCCTTGTAGAACCCGCGCGACGACAGCCACGCGAAGCGGGCATCGGCAACCCAGCGGGCAGGCGTCGCGCGCAGGCCGGCAAGCCGGCGCTGCAACTGGTCCACGTCTTCGAAAGGCAGGGCGACGCGCAGCGACATGCGGCGCGAGAAGCCGCGCTCGACCACCGTAGTGACGCCGAAGTCGTCGGTGACGCGCCGTGAATAATCCGTGATGCCGATCGTTGGTCGCGTTTCCGTGACGCCGATCTCGAAAGAGCCGTCAGCGCCGGTTTCGACGATCATGCGGCATTTCCGATGCTGATCGCCTGACCTGCATGGTCGGCCGTGATGTCGTCCAGGCGCTTATCGATGGACTCGGTGTTCTTCGCGATGTCGGCGTTGCCCTGATTATTGTCCTTTCGCAGCCCAGCAACCTCTTCGCGCAACGCCCGGATCTCAGCTTTCAGGTCGTCATTCGCAGCGGCTGGTGCCGATCCGGTCTGAGACGCGGCAGCCGCCGCAATCAGCGCTGCTGTCGGCGTGGGAGCCGCAGCCACTTGAGCAAGGGCGCTGATCGCGTTGAACGTGGTTTCGAGGCTGGCGGCGGTCTGCGCCTGGACGCGGTCAAGCTCCTGCCGGCTGGTCGCCTGAAGCGCAGCCGCATCGAGCAGCGCCTTCGACAGCTGCGGGAGGTTCTTTGCCGCGTCCTGATCGCCTGCGCGCGCCGCAGCGGTGGAGGCGTTGAACTGCCCCATCAGGGACGCGAAGCCCGCGCCGCCCGCTGTGTCGCTCAGCCCGCGGATGCGCTTGACCTCGTTCATGATCGTATCGCCGACCGACTTCCACGCATCGCGCAGCTGCTCGGCAGCCTTCGCCGCGGCCTGGGCATCCTCGACCGCCCAGATCTGCTGCTGAAGCCCGCGGTTGCTGGCGTCGAGCTTGGCGAGATCGAGCGCGCGGATCGCCGCGGTGTCGCCGCGCAGCTCAAGCATCTTGCGCTCAAGATCCTGCCGCTCGGCCGCGACATCGGCCGCGCTGCGCGCGCCGTCCATCGCAGTCTGAAGATCGGCAAAGGCGGGCGCCAGCTTCAGCAGCGTCGCATAGGTCGACTGTCCGGCCGCGGAGGTCAGATCCTGCGCCTCAACGAGCTGGCGGAAGCCGGCGATCGAGGCGGGCATCGCAAGCCCCATGCTGCCGAGCGCCTTGCCCAGCTGCGCGGTCTTCGCTGCGGCCTGCTCTTCCTTGGAATAGTACGCCTGAAAATAGGCCTCGGCCGCGCTGGTCAGATCCGAGATGCTGTCGAACTGGTCGGCGAGGCCGAGCTTGGCCGCGATCCCCATGCCAGTCGCGCTTTGGCTCAGCATGTCGAGCGAGGTGCCAACCGCTTCGACAGTCGACGCCACGCGGATCAGCGTCTCGAAGGTGCCCTCGCCGACCTTCTGGAACTGCTGAAGGCCGGGGAAGGCGGCGTTGGCCATGCCGTCCGCGGCGGCGCCGAACACGGCGCTCAACTTTTCCTCGATCTGCTCGCCGGTCAGGCCCTTCAAGTCGATCTTGCCGATGTTGACGACGAAGCCGTTAAGCCGGTTCTGCACCTCGGCAGTCGCGAGCCCCAGCGGCACCGCCGATGCGGCGATGGCGCTGCTGAACGACTTCAGGATCAGCGTGAACTGGTTTTCTAGTCCGGCGTCCGCGCCCGCGTACTGCGTCGAGGTCTTCGTGCTCGTCGTGATGCCGAACAGCTTCTTCTTCTTCTCTACGTCGGAATAGTAGGATGCGTCGAAGCCGTTCGCATTGATGCTGCCGACCGTCTGCGCGCCACCGTACAGGCCGTTGCCGATCACCGTCGTCTTCGAGCCGAACAGGCTGCCGAGGATGCCACCGATCACTGGGATCTTGCTCAGCACCGAGCCGATCGCGTCGGTCTTGAAGCCTTCCTTCACGTTGCCGGACGCATCGACGTTGCCGGCGCGCACGACGAGCGACGCGACGCCGCCGATCTGACTCTCGATCGACTTGAGCGAAGCCGCCATCTGCCGCGAGTAGGTGTTGGTCAGCAGATCGACCTCGCGCAGCGCGTCGATCGAGCGGCTGATGCTCTCGGACTGCGCGCTCTTAGCGCCGAGCACGGTCCCGGTGCCGGTGTTGGTCACCGGCGCAGCCGCGGCGCCGCCACGCCCGCCGCCCATCACCGCAATGCCGGCCGCGACCAGCGCGGCGCCGGTAGCAGCCATCGCGGCGATGTTGAACGGGAAGGGCAGCTTCGACTGGTTCGCGATGCCCTCGGTGCCGGCCGCGACCGACTTGGCGGCGCTGTTCGTCAGGAAGCCGAACGTCTCGGCGGCGTTCTGCACCATCGCCTGGATCGACATGGCCATCTGCGCGACGCGGTAGACCTTCTCGACCGCCGCGAGCGTGCGATAGCCGGTCGAGCCTTCCTTGAAGAAGCCCTTCGCCGCCGATGCCATGTCGCCAAAGGCCTGCACCTGGGCGCCGGACGTGCGGAGCGCATAGCGCGCCTGCTCTGCCGCCATCGCCTTTTGATCGCCGTTGATCTTGGCCATCTTCGCGTTGTGGTCGGCGTCGAGGCGGGCGCGGTTGGCGCTGAAGCCGGCATAGATCGAGGCGAGGTCGCCGATCGCAGCGCCGGCCGGGCCGAAGGCGTCGGCCATGCCCTGCCCGGCCGACTGCACCTTGCCCGCGATGATGTCCCACTTGTCGGCGGTCGCGGTCAGGCTGTCGTTATATGCGTCCTGCGCCTGGGCGAGGGTCACTCCCTGCGCGGCGATGTCGCCCTGCTGCTTAACGTAGCTTTCCAGCTTGTCGGGATCGAGCCCCTTCCACGTCGAGGCTTCCTGCCGCGCCTTCAGCTCAGCCATGGAACGCGCACGCGCGATGTCGGTCGCCCCGATCAGGCGGATCTCTTCGCGCATCTCGGCAAGCCGGTCGCTGCCCGCCGCCGTCGCGGCATTGTAGCGCGCGTCGGTTTCGGCATTGGTCAGCCGCACGCGAGCGTCGCGCTGGTCGTTCAGCGCAGCGGTGGCGCGCTTGACGGCTTCTTCCATCTCGGCCTGTCGACCGACC